TTAAAGAGCTCCGGGTTTCGGTTCCCGAAACTTCATTTTCCATCTCTCTACGACCGTTCCGCCGGCTACATCCGTCACGGTATCGAAGTCGGAAGAAGACTTGTAGTAGAACTTATAGGCGGATGTCTTCCCCTTTACCTGCAGGTTCACCCATCCGGAATACATGACCTTCATCAATGCCGCACGGCGGGTCTCGCATTCCTCCGGAGAAGAGGCGTATACGGCGAAGTACAACGTCACGTCACGGGCCTTGTAGCAGGATGACGGCAATGCCTCCGGCAGTTCCTCGCCGTTGCGTTCCCGGAAATCCACGGCAGTATACTCCTTCATCTCAAGCGGTTTCAGCAACTCGCTGAGATTAAAGTTATCCTCCTCTCTGTCCTCACAGAGGAAAGCGGAGTATTCCGTCCAGGCATCCTTGCCGTTTATCGTCATATATCCTGTCAAATCTTTCATAAGCTTGCTATATCGTTTTCCATCCGTCCCGGTCCTTGCTTGCCAGAAGGTCGAATATGTCTTCCAGTATCTTGCAGTAAGCGGTGTTCTCAGCTATCTGCAGGAATATATCATGGTCGGCGGAACGTCCCTTCGTCAGTTCCTCCAGCAGACGGTGCATGCCACTGGCATGGTCCTGCAGGGAGGTGAACAATCCCTCCAGCTTCGTACCCTGTTCCTGGCTCATGGCGGTAAAGACACCGCCGCGTCCTGATTGGCTGCCTCCATCTTCGCCCGATGGTTTCCAGTTGAAATCTTCCATCAGCTGCTCACGCTCTTTCAGCATCTCATCGATTATCTTCCGGTAATCCCCGCGCAGCTTCTCCGCCTCCGTGGAAGAAAGTCCGTCCTTGTCGGCCATGTCCGCCCATGAGTCATACAGTTTCTGTATCCGGTCCTTGTATCGCGTGGCTACCAGTGCGGAGAAAATGGCATTCTGCAGGTACTTCTCAAAACTGTCCGCAAAATCCTCCGAAGTGGCATCCATATCGGACAGCATGGAGACGAAGCTGTTATAGAAGCTGTCAAAGTCCGTCTTCGTCAGTGCCTCCTTGCGGGCTTCCTGCACCTCCTGCCAGGCTTCCTCGCTTTCGATAATCTGGTTCAGGTAGTCCTGTGTGTCCTCGTGCAGTTCGCTCCAGAACCCGCTTGCTTCATCACGAAGTCTCACCAACTGCTCATACGAGAGGTCGAAGAGTCCCGTCATGCGACCGTCCCCTATGCCGTATTTATCGAAGTCGCTACCCAACACCTTCCTGGCTTGCTCCCAGGCGGACCGGGAGATGTCCTTGCGCTGGTCGGTACCGTGCGAGGCGCTTGACCCCACGCCCAGAAACCCCTTGCTTGCACCTGCATTCAGATAGGCCTTACCCATCTCCCGGGCATAGTCCTGCTGTTTTTTCAGCAACTCACGGGCACGCTCATAAGAGTTGTCGGCATTGGCGAAGTCGTCCGCCTCCATGGAAGCAACGAGCTCCTTCTGTTTGGAAATGACCCTGTCGAGTACTTCCATGTAACTCTCGTATTTCTCTTTGGCCTGCCGGTAACGTCTTTCCGATCGTTCGCCTCCCCAGTCGGCACCGAACAGGCTGCCCACGCTCTTGATGGCACCGCCCACGGTGTTCACCACACCGCTTATCATGCCGCCGATATCCATGCTGAGCAGTGATTGGGCAAACTGGCTGATGCCTTCGCTCATGGTGTTGAATCCTTCCACCACACCTTTCACATTCTCGTCAACAGTGACGCCAAAGCCTTCCAGTGTGGAGATGATGGTACCGGCAGCCTGACCGTAGGATGACATCCTGCCCGCCACACCCTGCAGCGATTGCGCCAATGCCGCCTGCTTTTTCAGACGGTTGTTCTGGGCGGCTGCAAGGTTCCTTTCAGCCTGCTCCTGGGTCAACAGTCCGGCTACAAGTCTGCCGGTCTCGTCCCTATACATACCCGTAACCACTTCACCTCCTGCCATTACGGTGTTCAGGTCTTCCTGGGCGCTCTCCACTGCCGCCTGGGATTCGCCGTACTCTGCCAGCGAGCGTTTCAATTCCCGGAAAGGCTTGCGGTCGGCAATCTTCAGGTCTATATCCGTAAGGGCATCCTGCAATTCCTTTAAATCGGACGGGCGCAGTTCTTTGGCAGCGCCATTGATATATTCTTTCAGCTTGTCACGAAGCGCGGAAAGCGCTTCCGTACTCTGTCCATCCAGATTGCCGAATACGTCAGCCAGGTTGACGGTCTTCTTGAATTCCCCGAAGTCCAGTTCCTTCAAGTCGTTGTCCCGTTTCTTTTTCAGTGATTCCTTCTCGCCTTCGGTTTCGGCACGGGCTATCTTCAGTGCATAGTCCTGCACGATGGCAAGGCGCTTGTTCTGGTAGGTGCCGTATTCCTTGTTGTAGTCAATCCAGGCCTGGCGGTTCTTCTCGCGCCATTCCTTCTCTATATTGTAGGTGTCCTGCAGGTATTGTACCCGGGCAAGGGCGCGTTGTGCAGTCGCGCCGTCCTTCACCTGCCTCTCTTCTTCGGGAGTCACCTTCCTGCCCGCCTTCCTTGATTTTTCCAGTTTGGCAAGGGTATCGCGTTCTTCCTTGTCGATGGCGGCAAGAGTGTCATTATACTCCTTTTCGGCAAGCGCCTTGCGTTTTTCCCGTCCCTCCACCATCACGGCGATGCGGGCGGCCTCCACTTTCCGCTGGGCACGGATGCGGGCGTCGGCAAGTTCGGCGGCATAGTCGGTTTCTGTTTTACCTCCTTTTACCGGTGCCTTTACTTTTATTTTGTCCTTTATATTTGCCGCCTTCAATTCTTCCCGGGCTTCATTCTCAGCTTCAATACCGAGTCGGAAGAATGCATCGGCAGTCTCGTCGATGGCTTTCTTCTGTTTCTCCAGATGTTCCACTCCGTACCGTTTGAGGTCTTCACCGGTTTCATTTACCAGCCCTCTTGACTGGACGGTATTCAAAGTGCCGGCTGTCCTTTCAAGCGTGCCGACCGGACGTTTCTTCTCTTTTTCTATCTCCAGCTGCAGCCTAAGGGACTCTTCGTATTTCTCGGCAGCCATCTTCTGGGCTGCCGCACCTTTGGCGCGGAGCTGCATGGATTTGATGAAAGCTTCCGTATTGTCGACCAGCAGATTCTCCGCGTCTGCGACGTTGGCAACAGCCACATTCAGTCTGTCGAATTCCTCCTTGTTCTCAGTTATGAATTTCTTTTTTGCGGAAAGGTCATTTCCCAGGGAGGCCCACTTCTCCTGCAAGGTTTTGAGCGATACGAGATTCTTTCCGATACCCGTATCGGATTCCTGCATCGCCTTGTTCAACTCTTCCTGTGCCTCTGCCAGACCAATAACTGACTTTCTCCCGGAAAAGAGTGTAGAGAAGAAATTCCCAATTTCCTTGCCGAATACCACAGTCAGCGTTATTGCCGTTGCCATAGCCGTCTGCCACGAGAACAGGGACTTCAACACCTGCTTCCATACCGGCATCGCCTTCTGGCCCGCCGCCGTCAGCCTCTCGTACTCCTTTCTGGCATTACCCACCGCATCCGTAAACATCGGTATGTTGTTGGATATCGCCAGGAAGAACATCTGCGGTCCCATAGCCAGTGCCGGAAGCTCGCGGGCTATCTGCGCCATGCTCATCCTCACGCTGTTCAGTTTCGGTGCGGGGTCATTGCCTATGACGGGTGTCTCGCCCGCCCGTTTTTTGGCAGCCTCGTATTCCTTAAGCTGTTCCTTCAACCCGCCGATGGCACCCTTCAGTGCCTGGATATCCGCCAGTTCCCTGTCACCGGCAAGCCCTTGTTTTTGGAGATTCTTATACTCCTTCTCCAAATCCTTCAGCTCCAGTTTCAGATGCCCGATCATCCGCTTGGTGAAAGCCTCCATGTTGGCCACATTGCCCTCCACCGACCGCATGCCCGCCAGCGTCTTGTCATCCAGGAATATTTCAAGTTTAATGGGATTCATCAGCGTTCTCCTCTTCGTCAAGCAATTGTTGTAAATAATCCGCCGGAGATATATTCGGCTGCCCGTTGCGGCTTCTCTTTTCGGCAACCATCTCCTGCGTGGTTTTCCTCCTTCCCGGCACGTGGCGGGGGAAGTCCTGCCACATCAGCATCAGCATCGGGTAGTTCACCCCGCGCATGATATAGTCCACACTCCAACCCGTGTCACGGGCTATCTGTCCCACGAGACCGAACGGGCTATGGGCGGGTTCCATGTACCCCTTTAACTCCCGTTCTATTTTCTTCGGCTCAGATTGGGTGCCGTCAGGCTCATCACCTCGGCCAATCTGATAGTATTCCCGAAAGGGACCGTGCTCATCGTGCTAAGGGCAATCATCCATGCCTCTTCCAGGGCTGCCGGATGCATGCAGCTGCGCAGCATCCATGCCACCGGGCGGTTCAGTAGCCAACCCAACACCCAACCGCGGACAATGGCGTATGCCACCATGCGGCTCACCGTTCCGGTATGCTTCACCATGAACTCCTGCTTCTGCTCGAAAGTATAAGCCTTCAGTTCCTCGTGTGTCACACCCATCTTCAGGTACATCCGCTGTATGCGGCAGCGGCTTTCCAGGTTCGGCACCCGCATCACCCAGCGGATGTATTTCCCTCCGGGAAGCCGCAGCGGAAGGGAGATGCCGGCATCCGACATGATCCTCTCCGCAAGAGCCTCGATTTCCAGGTTCGGTTTCATAGTCCGTACCTTTTACCCTCCAACAGCCTCGGCGCCCGTATCCGGGTCGACACCCTTGGCGAAGAGCTTCATGCGCTTGCCGTCGGCATCCTTCAGCAGCTCGATGTTCAGGGAAAGTCCCAATACGTTTGATGAGTTGATGCCGTTGGCAAAGTCACTGCCGGTCACCTTCGCGTTGTAGAAGCGCAGGGTCTCGCCACTGTCAGCCACTACATCCATCACGCCCGTGGCTTCCCATTTCTCGGGAGGCTCCCAGTTGTTATTGGCGTCCTTGGTGCCGCCGATAGTGTTCACCAGACTGTCGGCATTCAGCTCTATCAGGGTGCAGGAAAATGCCTTCTTGCCGGGATTGGTGGTAAGTGTCATTACCGGACCATCCTTCACCTGTGCGGCGAAGATGTCCGTGGTACTCGGAGCGCTTCCGGCAGGTTGCAGGCCTTCCTCACTGATAAGGCCTATTTCCTTCTCCTTGAATTTGAGGTGCGCCAGTCCGTAGATTAATCCGTCCATAAATTCTTTTATTTTTTAAGTTCTGTTCAATCGCCGTTTAATCAGTATCAGAAGAAGGACGGCAACGGCCAGCCGACCTGTCCATATCTGAAACCACTGCCAGCCGGTGGGTTCCTTTATCACCTCCGGAGGCAGCAGCTCCGCTTCTTCCGAAGTCTCGCTCCTGATCCGGGTCAGTTCTTCCGTCAGCATCATCACCTGCCGCGCCAGGCTGTCGCAGGTGGCGATCACCTCCAGGCTGTCCTCCGATATGCGGGTGACGTTCACCGTGGCCTGTCCGCTGCGCTTACTGAATCCCGTCCCCACAGGTATCGAATTCAGCAGATTCGTCGGAAACTGCGTCTTCGCCAGGCTGGGCGGAACGGGCTGCTGAAGGAGAGCGAACACGCTTCTGCCTTGCAGGCTGTCGGTAACGAGGCTGTTCCGTGTCAATCGTCCCGGACTTCTGCAGCTCGTGACGGATAGGGCAATCGCCATAATGCTTGCAAGTAGAAGCCTTCTGGATAGTGCGGTTGAGCTCCCGCACCGCCTTGTAAAGTTTGATGTTCTCATTCTGTAAGTCTATTAATGTTCCCGACAGGTTGTCGTACATTTCCTTATAGGCATCGTTCCGCTCCTTGGCAGCGAGCACTTTGTTGTTCTCCCGGCGTCTCAGCCATGCCCAGAGGGAACCGGCAATGCCACTCGGCACAAGCCATTGGAGAATCTGTAGAATCAAGTCTGAATTCATGGCTGAAAATCGTTACGGGTTATCAATCATTAAAGCAGTTCCCAGCCGGCTTCCACGTTCATCATCACTGCCGGTACACCGTTTTCCACTTGTGAGATCGCGGCGGCAAAAGCGCACATCGTTGCCCGGTCGTTTATATCAGGCACGAACGATGTCGGTACCTGCATCTCCCTGCATACCCGGCTGATATAACCCGAAGTGTTGTTCTCCACCGGAGGCGCCCAACGGTTGATGAAGTCCGCTACCGTGCGGCAACCGTTATTACGACGGTAGTTCTGAAGCAACTTGATGAGGGCACGATATCCGTAAGCCATTGTCTTGAACTGGCAGAAAGCCTTGTCCCGGGAGGGCCGGACCTCCCCCTGCCACAACGTACGTGACAGGCGGATGTTCCCGGGGTTGTTGTTACGTAGTCCTCTGCTCATCACTATTCCTCCAATTCACTGTTGGCATCGTCTGCTTTCGGGCTTTCCCCGCCGGCAGCAGCTTGTTCGGCAGCCTCAATCGCTTCGCGTCTGACCTGCGCCCAACGTTTTTCTGCCGGAGCAGTCGCATCCGAAGTCTGGGCAGTGGAGCCGTCCCAGCTGTAGATGGCACCGATGGCTTCCATCTTCTTGGGCATGGTGATTTCGTAGTGGCGGAAGTTTACCAGACTCTCCTGCGTCTGCGGGCTGGTGCGTGCCTCGCTGTAATACATTTTGGTGGTACCTTGCGCACGGAACATACGGTTGACGTAGAACGCCACGGATGCCTGCATGTCGGTATCTGCCGGTTTGGTAGTGTAAGGCACTTTCACGCCTTCTTTGGTGAAGAACGGGCAGTTCACGAACTCGTAGATTTCAAAACCATACATGTTCATCACCTTACCGGTGGTGTAATTGTAGTACTGGTCGCGGAACTTCTGGTCGTCTTCCAGCAAGTCGTTCACGTGGTCGTTGCAGAGCACCAGGCGACGTCCGTCTGTAGGAACCTGCGCCTTGTCGAATTTTGCTTTCAGGGCAATGATATCCTTGCGGGTAATCTTCTTGCGACCGTTTGCGTCAGCCTCTCCCGATGTTTTGACGACGGGAGTCTTGGCCGTGTTGCTGTAAGGAGCCAGCGCATGGATGGCTTTCTTGTACTTCACGGTGGAGATGGCGTTGCCATGACGTTCCACATCCGCGCTGAACTTGTTGAATGAGATGGCATACAGCTGATCATCCGTCACACGGGTGGCTTTCGTCTGGAACTTGTCAAGCCCGATGGGAATATCGCTTTCGCTCAAGTCCTGGATAGGGATGGGATACGTTGTGTTGTTTATCAGCACGTCCGGGTCGCCGCCTACATCTACCAGGTGAATGATTTCATTGTCCACCTTGGCCGAATAATCGGGAATGCCGTTCAGGAAACTCGCCACCAGCCCCGCATTGAGCTGCTTCACCAGCTCGCCTGTCCACACTTCGGTGTATACACCTTCAAAGAGTGCCCCTACGGGCATGAATTTTCCAAGCACCATCGGCACTGCCGCCGTAGCCGCTCCATAAGCAGGGTCAATCCCCACAACCGACGCCAATACTACGCCCATCAGGACGTTGAACAGCGTTCCCACTAAAAATTTCATCATAACACTTTCTGTTTTACAATTGATACTATATTTCTAAAATTTCGGGCAGTCAATGCCGTATTCCGCCTTGTACAGCGCACGGTATTTGTCCGGATCGTTCTCGCGCATCAGCTTCAGCTGCGCTTCCGGTACCTCGCTCAGTTTGCCCCATTGTCCGGTTGCCGCACCACTGCCTACGGTTCCGCCGCCGATGTTCAGCAGTTGCATGGGTTTCGTCACGGGTGCCATGCTCTCCAGTGTCAGTTTCAGGCTTTCACTGCCCATTGTCTTACCCAATTGGATGAAATGCTCCCGCTTGTCGGCATTGAACTTCCCTGCCCTGACGGCATCGTCCACCATTTGTGTCACGCCCGCCAGCTTGATGGTATCCAGTTGGGTGCGCAGTTCCGTGTTGGCGGTCTCGAATCCCTGCAAAATACCTATCCTGGCAAGGATGTCCGCTTCTGTAGCCGTTTCCGGCAAGCCCAGCTTCAGGGCGATAGCTTTAAAATCTACGTTCATAGTCTTTTCTGTTTTTGAATTATTGTCTTGCGGAGCATCTCCGCCGCTTGATTTCAGCAAAGGAAGCGCGGCACTGTCTTCACCTGTGGCGAGTTTCAGTTCCTTGCCCTGATACGACAGCATTACTATATTGTCATCGTTGCCGCCCATGTCAACCATGCTCACTTCCATTAACCTGCACTTCGTGACGGTAGGACGGGTTTGCCCGGGTTTCAGCAGTTCAGGGTCATCACTTGACTCTATAATTTCAAAATAGGGGCTGCACATCTTCAGGGTGCCTTTGTCCCATTGCTGCTTTGCCAACTTGCTTTCATTGCGCACCTCGTCAAAGTAAGGTTCGCCGGTAATCTCGCCACCCTCTATCTTCAGGTCTTTGATGCAGCCGATGATGATGCCCCGCCAATGCATCCACAGCATGACGGGATTCTTCCGGAACTGCTCGACGTCCACCCCGTCAGTCTTCACCCAGGTGCCGAAACAGTTCAATGTCTCGTTTGATATTCTGATTCTTTTGGCCATGATTTGCGTCTCATTTTGGTGCAAACTTACGGCTACGCCCATAACGGCACAAAAAAGTGTGTAACCGTTCCACAGTAATGTGCAGGCCTTCCGTAATTGTCTGCAACCGGTTCACCGTTTTTTCCTTGCCCCGCAGATGCTTCGCAACTTTGCACCGTAACCAACAGAAAAAGGTATGGCAAAAGACATGAGCCAGCAGAAGGCTTTGGCAAAGCATCTATACATGAGCGGCATGCTCGTCATTAAGATTGCCGACTATGTGAAGGTAACCCGGCAGACCGTGGGCAAATGGGTGGAAGAAGGCAGCTGGAAGGAAGAACGCGCCTCGCGCAGCATGGCTAAAGAAGCCATCACCACCGGTGCGCTCAACAAGGTGGGCGAAGTGCTGGAAAACACCGAGGCGAACGAAAAGAACATCGGCCGCCTGACCGACTCCATGCTGAAGGCCGCCCAAAGCATCAAGGCCATTAACAACACCACCACACTGGTGGATATGGTGAATACCCTGCTCCAGTTCGAGAACTGGCTGGTGTCTCACCGTGAAGAGTATCCGGAGATTGACGACAAGCTCATTATTCTTATCAACCAGCTCCATAGCGACTTTATGGGCATCAAATTCAAGAGGAAATGACAGCCGAAGAAAAGAAAGAAGCCCTCAAGCGGTGGGAGGAGCATTGCAACCGCCTGCTACGCATCACCTCGAAGCGCAAGCCCGAGACGGCAGAGGAACGGAAGAAGAACATCGCCCGTGCCCTGAAGGATTACGACTACTTCTGCCAGCGGTACTTGAGCCACTACTGCCAATGTCCCAACGCCAAATTCCACAACGACGCCGCCCGCTACATCGAAAAGCACCGAGAGATGCGTGCCGTCTTCAAATGGCCGCGCGGACATGCCAAGTCGGTACACCTCGATGTGGGCGTACCCCTTTGGCTGAAGTTCAAGAATGAGTTGCATGTCATGGTATTGGTAGGCAAGAGCGAAGACAATGCCGACGCCTTGCTGGGCGACCTTCAGGCGGAACTCCAATTCAACCAGTACATCATCGAGGATTTCGGCGAGCAGTACAATGCCGGATGCTGGCAGGAAGGCGAGTTCGTTACCAAAGACCAGTGTGCCTTCTTCAGCCGCGGCCGCGGGCAGTCGCCCCGTGGACTGCGGTTCCGCGACAAACGCCCGGACTACATCGTGGTGGATGACCTGGACGACGATGAGATGTGCCGCAGCGAAGCCCGTGTACGCGAGATGACCAAATGGATAAAGGAGGCGCTCTTCGGATGTTTCGGCGGCAAGGAAGGCCGCTTCATCATGGTGGGTAACCTTATCAGCAAGAACAGCGTATTGCAACGGATCATCGACAGCGACACCGTTTATACCAGCACCGTCTATGCCATCGGCAAGGACGGGAAACCGGCATGGCCCGAATGCTACACCCTCGAGATGCTGCGCAGCCGCGAACGCTTCATGGGCTACCGCAGTTTCCAGAAGGAATACATGCACAACCCCATCACCGAAGGCGCCGTCTTCCAGGAACGCTGGATACAGTGGAAGCGCATGCTCAAACCGTGCTATTATGAAAGCCTGGTACTCTACATCGACCCTTCATTCAAAGACAGCTCGAAAAACGACTACAAGGCCGCCAAGCTTTGGGGACGTCCGCGTCCCGGGCTGAAGACCGCCAAACCTTCGGAGCTGCACTGCCTCCGTGCCTTCGTGCGCCAGTGCAGCGTAGGCGAAATGGTGCGCTGGGTCTATGACCTGTGGGAGTCACTGCCCGAGGATGCCGCCGTCACCATCTACATGGAAGCCAACTTCATGCAAGATACCATTCTCGACGAGTTCGAGCGGGAAGGCAACCAACGGGGCTATCAGGTGCCCGTCACTGCCGACAAACGCAAGAAGCCCGATAAATTCGCCCGTGTGGAAGCGGTCAGCCCCTTGTGGGAACGCGGCTTTGTCTGGTACAACGAGAAGCTGAAGAATGACAATGACATGAAGACGGGCATCGAACAGACCCTCGCCTTCGAGAAAGGAAGCCGCGCCCACGATGACGGGCCCGATGCCGACGAAGGCGCCATCTACAAACTGCAGAAGCAGGTACGCGAAGAAAGTTTCATCCCGCGTATGGGAGTGCGGCAACTACCCTCCCAAGCCTGGTGAAAGTTGAAAACGGAAAACCCATTAATCGCTCATTATTAATCACTAATCATTATCCCTTATGTTCATCACCGAAGAAGATTACATACAGATAGGAGCCGATGCGCTGAAGATTATGCAGCAAAGCACTCCGGACAACCGCCTGCTGGCGGAAGAGCGTGCCATGAGCCGCATAGCGGGTGCGCTGCGCGGACGGTACGACATAGAAGCGACCTTCGCCCTTGAAGGCAGCCGACGGGATGCCGAACTGGTGGGATGTGCCACCGACATCGCACTCTACCATATATGCTGCTCCCTGCCCCAGAAGATGGGCTACGAGATACGGGAAAAACGTTATGAACAAGCCTTGAAATACCTCAAGGAAGTGCAGGCGGGAAACATTACGCCCGACATCCCCACCGTCACCGGTCCCGGCGGAGAAGAGGACTACCACAACCCCGTGCGTTACGGGTCGGCCGAAAAGAACAATTATATCTGGTAAACCATGAGCAAGAAATACAAGAAACAGAACCCCATGCGAATCGGGCAGGTAAACCTGGGAAACCCTGCGGAACTGAAACGCGTCACCAACCTGTCGGTCAACCTGCAGATGCAGACCGAGTCGCTCACCAAGAAAGACCTGCGCACCTGGCGCAACGCCTGGCAGTATGCCATCAATGTAGAGTACCCTAACCGAGGACCGCTGTACGACGTGTACGGCGATGTGGATGTGGACATGCACCTTACCGGCTGTGTGGGGCAGCGCAAGGGATATGTACTGAACAAGAGTTTCCGCATTGTGGACAAGAAGGGGGCTGAAAACCCTGATTTGACAGCGGTATTCGAATCGCCCTGGTTCAAGACTTTCATGGGCCTGGCACTCGACAGCATCTATTGGGGACACTCGCTAATCCAGTTGGGAGACATCATCACGGTGGACGATGTGCCCGCCTTCAGTGACGTGTGCCTGATACCCCGCCGCCATGTCGTGCCCGAATACGGTGCGCTTATCGTCAACCAGTCCGACACCTGGCAGAGCGGTTACGACTACCGCCACAGCGAGATGGCGGACTGGATTGTCGAAGTGGGCGGTACCCACGACTTGGGTCTGTATCTGAAATGCGCCCAGCACACCATCCCCAAGAAGAATGTGTGTTCCTTCTGGGACATGTTCTCCGAAATATTCGGCATCCCCTTCCGGGTAGGCAAGACCACCAGCCGAGATGCCAAGGAGCAAAGCCGCATCGAGAAGATGCTGGGCTCGATGGGTGCGGCAGGATGGGCGCTCTTTCCCGAAGGTACCGAGATAGAAATCAAGGAATCCACCCGCGGGGATGCCTACAATGTCTTTGACAAACGCATAGACCGCGCCAACTCCGAACTGTCAAAGGGCGTGCTCACCGAAACCATGACTACGGAGAACGGTAGCAGCCTTTCTCAGAGTGAGGTGCACCTGGAGGTGCTGAAGAACCTTGTCAGCAAGGATGCCGACAACCTGCGGGACACCATCAACTTCCAGCTCATCCCCAAAATGATAAAGCACGGTTTTCCCTTGCAGGGATACCGTTTCGACTGGTACGAGGGCATAGACTTCACGCCGGAGCAGCAGGTTGACTACGAACGCCTGCTGCTGGAGAACTACGAGATAGACCCTAAATATTTCATCGACAAGTACAACGTTCCCATCATCGGGAAAAGGGAAACCGCACCGGTCGTCGTGCCGGCAGGCAAGACAAACGGAAAGGATGCCGAAAAACAGAAGCTCTGTTTTTTCGACTGAGCCCTTCTGACTACGAAGGGCTGCACAGACGCGCCTTGCTGACATATTACGGAAATACGCTGCCGTTGGCAGACAGCAGGGAAGATGAGGAAGAGGAAATCGACACCGCTGCCGTGGAAGCCTCCTTTGTCCTGCTGATGCGCTGGCTCCACCGGCAACCGGAATTCACACCGGAGATGTTGGCAGACAAAGATGTGCAAAAGTTCATACGTAGCCATGCCGGTGTATTGGACCGTGCCGTGGACTTTTCGATTCATCAACGTCCCATAGACGATATCAGCGTGCGGCGGCTGAAGGAAAGCAACTACGTATTCTCCGGCTTCAAGACCTTCCACGAACTGAACGAGGCGTTCCCCTCGCTGATCGATGCGGACGGGAACCGCAAACCCTTTGAACGTTTTTTAAACGACGTTCAAAAGGTGAACGAGACCTACAACCGCTGGTACTTGAAGACTGAATATAATTTCGCCCTGTCGTCGGCTGCCATGGCAGCCCGGTGGAAGCAATGGTGGGACGATGAGGACCGGGACCGCTACCTGCTGCAATACCGCACCGTAGGCGACAAACGGGTACGCGAGGCGCATCGGGCACTGCATAATGTCACGTTGCCCATTACTTCCAATTTTTGGGATGAATATTTTCCTCCCAACGGATGGAACTGCCGCTGCACCGTGATGCGTGTGCGCCGAGGCAAATATCTGGAAAGTGACGAGCATCAAGCCATGCTGGCAGGCAGCCAGGCAACGGCGGGAAAACACCAGGAGATGATGCGATTCAATCCGGGCAAGCAGATGGCATGCTTCCCGTTCTATAATCCCTATACCATCAGCAGGTGCAAGGACTGCCCCGACAGACCGGGCACGCTCAAACTGGCCAAAATGCCCGATAATGAATTGTGCGCAGCCTGCAAGGTGATACGGGAAATGACCAGGCGAAAAGATGAACTAAAGAAACTTCGGACTGAGATAAGGGAAAAAGCACAGTTCCTGAAAGACAAAGTTTTGAAGAACGAGCAGTTCGGAAAGGACATCCGTGTCAGTGGTACCAATATAAAAGAATGGCTCAACCAGCCTCACAAATGGATTGTGGAGAAAAACAGGATGCTGCTGGACATAGAAAATGTCATCGCCGAAGCTCCTTATTTGGGCAATGGACCAGACAAACACGACCCGGACATCACGATGCATCTGTTTGAAACAACTTTGCATAATGAAAAAAGCTGGATTATCGTGAGGGAATTGATAGACGGTTCGGTAAAACTGCACAGCATTTCGGATAGTGAAGATATACTGCAATACATTACAAAAAGAAGAGAGTAATTTGAAAATAGCATCCTTGGAACTGCAATCCGAGGCCACATTTTTAAATTACTCCCTTCAGTGCCACAAAGATACAGTTAATTCTTTAATAAACAAACATTATGCCCCAAAATTCAGACATAACCAAGGAGCTGGAACGGAAGGTGAAGCACTTCATCAGCCTTACGCTGAAGGATATCGGAACGGAAATAGGCGAAGAGTTCGACCGCAACTTTGAGCGCGAGGCCTTCTTCAACAAGCGTTGGGCACGAAGGAAATACAATGACGACGAAAGCCGGGGATTACTGATACGCACCGGAGCTTTGCGCAGAAGTATCAAAACGGAGACTACCGCCCACAGTGTGGTATTCAGCAGCGACCTGCCGTATGCCGCCATCCACAACGAGGGCGGTGCCATTACCGTTACCAAACGGATGAAGGGGCACTTCTGGTATTTGTATAGGCAACTGACGGATAATTATCGGCGTAAACCCACGGAAGAGGCGCTTTTCTGCAAACGCATGGCATTGAAGCGGGCAGGAAGCAAGATAGTCATACCACGCCGACGGTTCATCGGCATGCATCCGGAGGTGGAGCGCATCATCCGGGAAATAGCGGAAGAAAATAGCAACAAAATATTTCAGACATGAGAAGATTCCTTTACCTCAGCCTCATAGAACGGCTGAAACGACTCACAGACCGGGACGGCCGGCCCGTCATCAGAACGTTCGACCTATGGAACGAACAGATTTCATTCCTGGAGCAGGAAGATCCTTTCGACGTCCCTGCCGTCTTCATTGAGTTCCGACCCGTAAAATGGGCGGGAGGCGGGACACAGACGGCAGACGTGACCCTACGTCTTCATATCGTCACACCCTGGAAAGGAAGCGCCCGCGAAGGTAGCGGCTTCCAACGGCAGACACTGGAACGTTTCGACCTGCTGGACCGCATGGACCGGCATCTTTTCAACCTCTCCGGAGACGACGGCAGCACGTCCTTCAGTCTGTTCCGGCGTACCGGAAGCAGTACGAACCACAACCATGAGGAACTTGTGGAGGATGTCACAGACTTTACATGCAAAGTAATGGACAGAGGATAAACGGATATTCAAAAAAGTGACAGCTGCGAACGCATCTCTTCCTGGCGGCGTATGACCTTGGGGTCGGCACTGGCGTTGATGATGTTGTAGAAGGTCTTCTCGCAGATGTGGTACTTGGGCCAGATGTAGCGGCGCAGGATCTCGCGGTTGGAAAGGCCGCTGCGGGAATGTTCATCGTAGATGCGCACAATGTCCTCCACCCTGAATGCGTAGCTGCATCCTACAATCTTTGACCGGTTTTTCTTCATATGACCCCTGAAAACTTAGAATTGATTACCCTGAACTGCCTGATTACCTGCTACAAAAATAATTATAAACGCACATTTATGCAACTAATACGCCCGGAAAGCGCATACCACAACACGGAATAGCCCGTTTCGCCCATCTTTGCCGCGTCTTTTTCGCGAACAGACGCAACAAACGGAATGAAGCCGCCTCTCCGCGCAGCTTTCATTCTTTCATTATTAATTCTTTAATTCACGAAGTATGGTAAACTATTCCCTTGCTCTGATGAGCACAAAACCGGGCGATGAAACCGCCCCCAAGAAATATTACGCCAAGGCGCAGGCCAGCGGCGAAGTGACCATGGACGAAATGGCCGAAGACATCTCCTACGCCACCTCCCTGACGGACGGTGACGTGCTGAACGCCATCCGCGCCCTCATCAAGCAGGTGAACCGGCACCTGTCGGCAGGCAAGATTGTACGCCTGGAGAACTTCGGCTCCTTCCAGCTGCAGCTGTGCAGCACCGGCGCCGAAACCGAGAAGAAGTTCACCAGCGCCAACATCACCGAAGCCACCGTCCAGTTCCGCCCCGGCAAGCCCGTGAAGGCTGCCACCCGTGCGGGCAACGGCGGGCTTACCTTCAAGCGCGTGGCCAAGAAGGGCGAAGCACCCCTGCCCGATGACGACAACACCGGAGGAGGAAACACCGGGGGAGGCAACGACGGCGACCAGGGGGAGAACCCGCTGGGCTAAGAAACCACCCCGTAGTAGTTCACAGACTACCCCGTAGTAAATGACCAACTACCCGTAAGTAGCCGACCGGTTACCTACGGGTAGTTTTTTATGCCGCCGCAGGGTGGCTTTAAATAGTAAATGGTAAATCGTTAAATCGTAAATAAAATGTTGAACGCAATCTACATGAGTGACCTGGCACAAGCCTACTTCCCCCGCTCCACTCCCCGCAGCGCATCAGCGCAACTGCACCGCTGGATAAAACTGAATCCGGAGCTGCAAACCCGGCTGGAGAAACTGCATTACCAACCCCGACAACGGGCATTGACGCCGCTGCAACATGAGGCGATAGTGGAGCTGCTGGGAGAGCCGGGAGAATGAGGCTCTTGGACAGAAGAACAAAAAGAAAGCCGCTGACGGAAGGACCGCAGCGGCTTTCTTTAAATTATCATGTCAGCATGTTTTCACCCTACCATCATATTCTATTTTCCCATCCAATACATCGTTTACAAATACCCTTATTGTATCTGCTTGTAATTCACCAGCTTCATCAATATAAACAAGTCCCAGGTTGTTCTCTTGAAACAATTGATAGAGCACATCCTTAATTTCTTTCACACTATGACCATTCTTGACTTTCTTCACCTTTATAAGAATAGCTATACTCACGCTGAATTCTAAAGGCGTTATTGTAATAATTACCATGACACACTTTAGGAGTTGCAGTTGACCGTTTATCAGCTTCAGGAGTGTCCAGAGAAATAAATAGTTGTTTTAATGCACCGATGAGATTATTATAGTTGTCGTCAGCAGTATATCTTATCTCGTGCGCAATAACATCAAATTCCACATAAGTATCTTTATTTCCGGCATTCCGTTCGAGAATTTTCCGATATTTGTTCAAATCATCCATGCACTGATAGCATATACTATCTTTCGTGGGTCTTCGGCTTTCCTTACCTGTCTTTCCGCAACCGGAACAGGGAATATCGCCTAAATACATTCTGCTCATATCTATTTAGTTAAGAGTTAAACAACTTATAAAAATACACCAATACCGCTATGCATATTATTGTAGCGCATACAATGCCAGTGCATTGTACGGGTGTGGATAACTGAGTAAATTGTTCTATAATATCTTGTTCCATGATATCTTTCCTTTTTAATCCACTTGATACAGCCTGCACCCCGTCTTCTCCTTTGCCCTGTACAGAAAACTTGCCGCCTCGTCGCTGTCCACCACCAGACGGATGGCGGTGAGTCCTTCCGTCTTGGGCTTCTGCAGGAGCAGGGAGCACGGCTGTTCGTAATAGTTCCAGTAGAAGATGAAATCCGCTACGCGGAAATTGTCTATCTGGACGATGTATTTCACGGGAATACACTGCATGGTCTGTATCAGAATTTAAACATTGTTTGAATTCTCTTTGAAGCAGGCCTTCACTTCCCCGTCCGGCACCCATTCCACCGTAACGATACCCTTCACCTTCCCGGTACCGCCACATTTCGGGCAAGGCATCTTCACACGTTCGTTGATGACTTCCGGATTCCAGAACCAGCCGTTGCCCTGGCAATAACCGCAAGAATAACCCGGGAACTCGCCCACGGTTTCCCGTCCCGTTCCGAAGAGGGGTGCAGTTATCAGCACCCCGTTCTGTTTCACGCTCATGCTTCCCTTTCTTTATAGGTCCAACCGTTCAGTCTGTACACCTCCCGCCGCGCCTCTTCCCTGGTCAGACATTCCCCCACCTTTGTCCCGTGTGTCGATATCTTCGGAGGGAAACTGTCACCCTGGCGGTAAGTGACATCGAGATACACCGCCCAGCATCTGCCGCACGGACGGTATTGGTACCAGCGGTGTATCTCTTTCATGTCACTGCGGAGCTGCATCGTTCTCTTTCTTGGGTTCCACATAGAACGTCTCGTCCTGCACCACCTGCACGCCTATCTTGGGGAAGTACTCCGCCACTTCGGGCAGTTCGCGGTCGGCCAGCAGCTTGTCCTTCGCCAGTTCCTCCGATGTGCGGATGTACGAGGGGAGAAGCTCCTTGCAGAGGTTGGTCACCGCCGCCCAGGTGAAGCCCTTCAGGTTCTTCAGCTTCGGTGTGCCGGTGCGGAAACCGAACACGCCGTGGGCTGATTCCACACTCTTCTTCTTGGCGAACAGTTCTTCCTTGTTCTCCACGGCATACGCCTGCATGATTTCAAAGGCTCCGTCCTTCACGTCGGAGAGTTCGGCCAGCCGTCCGGCATACTTTTCGCGGACACGGGTCATCTCGATGTCCATCTTGGAGGTCAGGTTCTGTACTTGGGCATCGGCTGCCGCAAAGTCGGCGAACGCCTGCTCGGCCTGCTCGCGGCTGACGCCGCTGACTAATGTTTTCTTGGTTCTTGCCATAATCCTTATCGTTTTATAGGGTTAATAATTTATCTTGTTCTTGTACTGCTGGTATATACGCCGCCCTTCGATGTACTCCTTGGTCTTTGTGGGCGCCTCGAGCTCCACCAGTTCCCGGTCGATGCGGTCGTAGCGGACGAGTTCGGCACGGTAGTCATCAAGCAGGCGGTCGTACTCTATCGGTTTCAGGGCGGAAGTGCCCGCCATCAAGCGGTCCTGCAGGTCGCAGATGCGGTCGGCGCTGGCCTCGAGCTGTACGGCAAGCAGGCTGTGGCGTTCCCTGCGGTCGGAGGTGTAGTTTCGGGGCATGTAGCCGGTGCTGCGGTCTTTCATACTTATTTCCTCCTATCTTTTATATTGATGAAGTTCTGCACAACGGAACTGGCCGCAAGCTCACTTTTGCTGTAATAGACCAGCCCCGCCTTGCGATAACCGGTGATAAAGCCTTTACGTTGCCAGGCATTCAGCGTTTCACGACTGCATCCCACAAGTTCCGTCGCTTCCTTCTGGCCGATGAAGTCGGCACGGTTGGTGTCCGGCAGCTTCTGATATTCGGCACGCTGACGGCGTTCTTTCAGCAAGTCCTCCACGAAGCCTTCCAGTTGCCTGACCTTGCGTTTTAGGGCCTCGAATTCCTGCACGCTGACTGTCTGTTTCTCTCTCTTCCGCTTCGGCTCATCCATCGTTCCCAGTGCTCCTGCCGCCGCGAAGTCCGCCGCCGTCATGCTCTGCACGTCCGGTATCAGCTCCTCCAGCCCGATGTGCCCGGCGGCAAACCGGGCGGCGTCGCGGGCGGCAAAGAATGCGGCTTCATCCTTGGCTCCTTCGGGAACAGAAGTCACATAAGTGGCGAATACCCACGCCTCGTTTCTGCCTTCCTCCAGCGTAGCTGCCTGAAGCATGCTGATGCGGTCGCCTTTGTGACGGAGTATCGCCACTGCCTGCCTGATTTCCTGTTTCGTTCTCATATCGCTTTTCATTCTTTAATTATTCATTCTTTAATTTGCCTTGTCATTCTCCTTCCGTGCTATCGCCTCCAGTTGCTTCTTCACCTCCCGGAGTTCTCCCACATTCATCTGCCGGATGTTCTTACGGAACCGGCTGCGGCTGCGTGCCCATACGTCTATCTTCGCCTTGTTCATCTGCCGGTCTTCCTCGGTGTCGGAGGGAAAATCCTTGTTCAGGAACGATATCTGCGAAGCCAGATAGTAGATGGAACGGCATAATGTCCGTGCCTCTGCCAGCATCATCTTGCTCACCTGCTCATCATCCTGGTTCAAGCGGGAAAGCAGCAGCCGGGCCTCGGTCATGGTGAGATACTTGCTGCTTGCCGTCCTGCCGGAAGTGAAGGAGGCGATGCACTCGTGACGCGCGTCGTCGTCCATGCCCAGCTTGTGGAAGGTGACGTGCAGGGCCTTGAGCTGCGCAGGGGTGACGGGTTTGTTGTCGGTTGTTCTCATAAATCATAAATTTGAAATTATAAATCCCTTACATCCTCTCCGTAATATGCTGCTGCCTCTTCCGGCCACACATCGAAGTGACCCACCGGACCGATAAACCGTCCTTTGCTGAAAGCCCGCTTCCCTTCCACGTATATTTTCAGCGCGGCATCAAATGCCACCTTCTTTGCGACACGTCCGTCCGGATTCGTACCGCTGGCGTGGCTGATGAAAATAATCAGCTTATTACGGTACGCCTCCTTGATCTTGATGAACTGGGCATAGGTCAGTTGGGTATATTGAAGGCTGTCTATTACCACGAAGTCGGGAGACTTCTGACGCTTCATTCTCAGGCACAACTGGTCTATCGGTTCAACATCGAGCAGCAGGAACTTTCCGTTCACCTCCTGCATGTTGAAGCGCTTCAGGGAATTCTGCATCGTGAGGCAAGCACCTTCTTCCAGACTGTCGTATGCCACGCGGCCATACTTGCACAGTTCCTTGCACAACTGCATCACGAAAGAGGTCTTTCCGCTGCCGGTATTCCCCCAGATTATCCATATCCCCCGACGTTCGGGCGTGCCAAAGGCATCGTACCATGCGCCGCTGAAAGGGAAAGTGTCGAATTTCATGCTCAACACCTCACGCACCCCTTTGGCGTTGCGGGCAAAGGTTTTGGCATCATTCACCACCTCACTCATGCCTGCCCTCCTTTCATTCGTCTGGCTTCCTGAATGCGCTTGCAGGCATGTACTACGCGGCGTACCCTACGAAGATCGTACTCACCCTGTGCCGCCTCTTTCTGCACGCATTTGATGTCTGCGGGGTTTGTCAGTCCGTTAGCCATGCAGATGGCGTACACATCCTGCTCCGTAGCTACATTGATATCGTAGAACTTGCGACCGATGCGGCTGTTGATCTCTTTGTAGCCTTTTTTATTGTAGCGCAGCCCGTTCTCTACCCGGCGCTTGATGTAGTCGGTAGAAAGGAAAATGATGCCGCTTTTGTTTTCCAGCCGGTTATAGATGGATATGAAGTAGCTGAACACACTGTCCGTCAGTTTATCGCCCTCGTCGAAGATGATAAGCGGGTTATTAAGAAAGGCAATCATGCTAATGGCATATTCCAGCATATCGCGCAAGTTGGTGCCGTCGGTAGGTGCACCCACCTGCTTGGCTATCTCGCGCACGAAGTCGCTCTTCTTCATGTCTTCACTGCAAAGGATGTAGAATACGTTCTTATGCGTGCGGCGGTACTCGATGGCGGCAGTGGTCTTTCCACAACCTGCATCGCCCACCACCCAAGTGGTGAGTTTATTGTTCTGCGCGTCGGTCATGGCAAAGGTCATGCGGCTGAAGGCTTCGCTCTCGGTCAGCGTCCAGCTCTCCATGCTATAGCCTATCTGCGAGGCGATGCGGCTGAACATGTCGTCGCTGATATTGGCGTACTTTGAGTTGCAGATTTGAGATACGGTACCGGCACTTACACCGTTCAGGCTCTCGCTGGCACGGTTCTGCGACGGGTAGTTGCCGCAATACTCTATCAGAGCGTCGCGGATGGCGTCTTTGTTTTTAACGGTTAATTCTTTCATCGTTTGAATGGTATTTTATTGATTGTTGAACACTGTTTAATTCTGATTCAGATAGCTTCCGTACAAGTCCACATCCGTAATGCCGGACACTTGCTTGGTGTATTCGCCGGGAGTGGCGATGCCCACTTCTTCGGGTTCTTCTTCCTCAAGTTGGTTGTTGGGCAAGTAATTGCCCGGTCCCATACCATCGGGATATTCTACCGGAGCAGTGAGTGTTTCTTCTTCGTATTCGTCACGGTAAGCCTCCATTTTCTTTTCGGACACACCTACAGGGCGGGGGGTGCGTAGTTTGATATAGGCTTCGCCCTGGCAGTCATCGAGCAACAGTTCTTCGCAGGCGATGTAGTGTCCTGCCAGTGCACGCTTGTTGGCATGTATCTGGGCGAAGAGTCGTTCGCTCTCTTCTTCTGTACGCTCGGCGGTGGCACGATGAATGCGTACTTTAGGCGTGGCGGTGGCGGCGTATTTCAGCCCGCCTTTGGCATCCACTTCCCACAGCTCGATGGCGTTCATATCCTGCGGGTCGTAGCGGTAGTGGAAACTGACGCCTACATGCCGCATGTGGAAGTTCATGTCCACCAGCCCGTCTTCGCCATACACCATGTAGCGGTACTCCCGTTTGTTGAGTTCGAAGATAAAACCATGTTTGTTGTACTTCACGCTGTCTTTGGAGAAGAGCTTGAAGAGTTCCTGCACCTCATAGTCGTCCAGTGGCTCGGCATTGGGGCTGTTGAGGGTGGTGTACATCTCCATGCGGGTCATTCCGGTTTCGGAAGTGGGATGCTCCATGCGGTTCCACTCTTCGCGGCACGCCAGGTATTGCTCTTTCACTTCCTCCAGTGTGGGGAGTTGGGAGATATTCTTCATGATCAGCTCTATATTGGCGTGGCTGTTCTCCTTCTTGGCAGTGATATTCTGCCCGGTGAAGTTGTACAGTCTGTGCAATACCTGCATCTGGAAACGTCCGAAGGCACTCTCTATGCTCTTGGACTGTCCGTTGTGGGGCATCGTGGTCTTGTGCAGGTGGCAGATGGATTTGAAGAAGGCTTTAGCCTCGGGCCTCTTGTGTCCGCCCTGGTTGTCGGTCACAATCTCGTAGGGTTTCACCTTCCAGGTCTCCAAGGCCATACGGTAGGCATCGTACTGGGTGGCGAAGTTCTCGGCACCGAAGCTGTAGCCCAGGAACATTTCCGTACAGGCATCCATCACCTCGTACACGTCGATGGTGCGTGCCACCATACGCTTGTTCTTGGCATCGTATGCCTTGTAGTAGAGGTTGAGCTTCGTACCGTCACCATACCACAAGGTATTGGGCATCTTGGGCAGCTTGGTATCGAACTGTGGCATGAATTCGTTCTTGAAGGCAATCTCGCCATGAACGGCACCATACCACCACAGTTTGACGGCTGTCTTATAGAGGTAGTTGATAACGGTCTGGGGAGATTCGATGGTCTTCCAGCCTTTCTCTTCGGCTTGGCGGTTGTATTCCTTGAATATCTGCATGTCGGTATAGACGGGGAATACGCTGCGTTTCAGCTTGATGAGCAGACGACCTTCTTTAGGCCCTATCTTGCGGGCTGCCTGGTTGCCGGAATTACCGTTTACAAGCACTTGGTAGCCCTCTTCTTTATAGGCTTTGTACTTCTCCAGCAGGCGAGGTCTGCTTTGGGGTAGTGAGTGCTCATGGCATTCGCGAAGCTTCTCGCAAAGCTCTACAACCGTGTCGCGTACCCACTTTTTATGATTGAAGCCGTTGGCACTGTGCCGGGCTGTCATGCTCTTTTCCTGTGCTACCATGGCATTGAGCACCTTGGCGTTCAATACATATTCCACCTGCTTGTCGTAGCTGATGGCAGGGGTATAGGTGCGGAAGAATTCTACCGCTTTGCTGTCGCTTTTCAATCGTTCGTCCATCGGGGGGAGTTGTCGCTTTTTGAGTTGTTCTTTGGCATCAGGCAATTTTTCTTCTACTATAGAGCGAAGTGCATCAGACAGGCTTTCGTATGCCACGAACACCTTGCGTCCGTTACCGCCTTTCTGCAGAACCCGGAACTTGTGTTCACGGACATGCTTGTCAAAATTGGACTTGCTCATGATACCGCTTCCTACCAGATCCTCGAAGGTTACACAAAGTGTCTTTCCAAACATTTCCATAATCAGAAACTTTTCTTGTTTAACTTGCGCCAGGCCCCGGCATCGAACCGGGGAGAAAGCCGCCCCATCATATAAGGTTCTTTTCCTGCTCTTTATCCGGCATGCACAGCGAAATAGCCACGATGACCGACAATATGATGATTACAAACGCATTCCGGCTGTCCGCATCCGTTGCGCCCACATTGGTTCCAAGCCATAGGCCATAGGTCATGCCCACGGCCACGGCAATCTTCTGAATCGTTCTCCAGGTTTTCATACGTTTTGAGTTATTGAGTTTATGAGTTATTGAGTTTATGAGTTCTGTTCAATGAAATCATCCAAATCGTAGAACACGGTGATGCCATCGGGCAACATGAGCGGTTCCACCGGATCATCCGCATCGGAGTATTCCACATCGAAACACACATGGTCATCCTCCGAATACAGCATGGCACTGTGCTTCGCCATCAGTTCCCGCAGCTCCTGCAGGAACGCCACTTCTTTCTCTGTTAGTTTTCTGTCCATATCTCTATTCTATTTTAAAGTTTACATTATCCTTGTAAAAAGTCTGTTCCTATTCATCCCGAACCGGAACAGTTTTGCTACATTTGTAGCTGATAACACACTGTCTCATTAAAAAAATAATTTGTCATGGCACAATCAACTTGCCCTAAATGTGGAAACCATTCATTTGAATTGGTTGAAAACTCCCCTGCTAATAGTAAGTACAAGTTCTTGTTTATCCAATGCTCTTCTTGTGGATGCGTAGTAGGTACTCAAGAGTTTTACAACGCTGGAACTCTCATACACAAACTTGCAGAGAAGTTAAACATTAAACTCTAAAGGTTCACTCTCTCGTAAATCTCCGCCTGTATGGCCGGTGTGTCACTGACCATGCAGGCTAAGTTTGTTTCCAACTTTACCACAATGCCATTTTGGTTTGCAACCTCTATCTTAGAGTTGAGTAGAGATATCGTTTCTCTGATGCTTACTGCTAACTCTTGTTTCTCTTGATTATTCATATCCATTCAATTATAAAGTCATTACTCCACCTCATCATTATCCCACTCCAGACTCAGCTGCTCGTAAACAGGCTTCAACTTCTCGTACCGCACGCCCCTGCGCTTGTTCGCCATCGCCACCTGCGTCAATGCCCGCGCCACACGTTCGCTGACACTCGTACCCAGATACACCTTGCGCACATGGCTGTAGCTCACGCCAAGATTCGATGCCACGATGTGTCCCTCCCTTTCCGACAAATGCGGAGACACGCAGCCCTGCCAGTTCTCGAAAAAAGGGCGGTGCTTGGGAAGGAGAAGCTTCTTTAAAGGCTCTTCAAGCGGAGTTTGAATACCGTTGGAAGAGTAGGAGCCGGTGCGGCGGATGGAAGGGAGGACGACGTTGGTCACCCACTTGCGGAAGGCTTTGGCTTCGGGCTTGCGACTGATAAATATCAAGTGGTATAAACCGGATTCGTTGACTGCTCTAACTTCTTGATTATTACCGACAGCATTACTAATAGTAACCCCATGTTTTTCGTCAAAGTCAAGTGCTGCCATTGCCTTAGTGATATTGTTAAGTCCAAGGATATTACAAATGTCCTGTGCAACAAACCACGATTCATTGTTAACAACTTGAGTGCGAAGGTTTACACCTGTTTCCGAATTGTAAAACACTTGCAAGCCCGTAGCCTGCTGATTGATTGTTGGATTCATATACTTTATATTAAAGGGTTACTGTATCATTCTTAATAACTGCCTTTACATTACCTTTGGCATCCAGTATCTTAACCGCCCGTTTCACTTCATCAGTTACGTCAATAATTTGTAGTAATGTACCGCCATTGATTAGGGCTGCTTCTCTGATTCTACAAGCCTGGGCACTGTTACGCTTGAACAGCAGAGCCTGGCTCACGTTCTGTACACTGACCTTGAATGTCTTGGCAAGCATCGCCTTGCCTTTCGCACTCAGTTCGATTTTCTGTCTGGTTTTCCTTTCCATATATCTATTCTGATTAAAATTATTCCTATATTTACCGCTGTTTCATTAAAACATGCTGCAAATATAAACAAGTTTATAATATCAGCAAAGCGAAATATAAACTTTTCATTATTTATATCTAAAAAAGTTTAGTATGACCATACATGATCGTATAAAATTAGTGGTTAAATGGCTTATAGGCACAGGAGTTGCTAATAACCAAGAGGCAATAGGGAGACTAATGGGATATTCTAACAAGTCTTCATTCTCGCAAATACTTAATAATAAAGTACCAATACCCAGTGATTTCACAGATAGACTATGCGCTTTAAATGATAATATAAATAAAGTTTGGATTGAAAACGAAATTGGGGATATGATAGTTAATTTATCCACATCTATTTCTTCATTTGATGAAACTTGTAGCACTTCCAACGTTACATCTACACAGTCTGATGCTATTATTCTGCGCCTCATGGATAAACTCGACAAGAAGGAAGCCCAAATCGACCACCTCCAGTCCGAACTCCGTGCGATGACCGAGGAACTCGCCACCCTCAAAGCCAAATACCCCGAATCCCCCACCTCTCATCCTGAGGGTTTAGGCCCATCGGAGACTGCACCGCATGCCCCCTCGCATCCGCATTCTCCGACCTCCGAACACTATTATGGCAGCTCATGTCCTCCCCATCAAGAGAACCAATAGAAGAAAACAGTAATTAATCACTATTTAAACAATAAAATCATGAAGAAAATTACATTTTTACTTGTAGCAATAATGGCTACAATGTTCTGCGCTTGTAGTAGTGATAATGACAACGCACCTGAAAACTCACAGTTTATTTATGCAGATAACTCTATACTGATTAGCATAACAAGGGGACCAACCTTTGGAATAACAATATTTAAAAATGGGGAATGTGCATATCAAAATCTATACAATGTAACGGTTAGTGGAGAATATCCTATTTACACTTATATATATAAAGACTCTTGGAGTAATACACATTTGAAATTTACTGGCTCTTATTCAAGCCCATCTACCTTTACGGCCATAGTGGAACTCTGCGAAATCATTGGGCAACATATATCTCCACATTATAAAGGGCAAACAATAACTCTGCCAAGTACCATGGTTTTTAAGGCAGACAATAGAGTGTTAGATGTAAATGGTGATGGGCTTTTAGATGAAATATTTTCCCCATACAATTAAAACAACCATTCAACGGCTTATAAATAATGATTCCGGCACAATCACCGGGAGCGTTTTGTTATCCAACAATCAATCCAATCATCTAAGAATGTAGAAGTCAACTATTTCAATGTTCACATCCCCACTCATTTCCTTGATTCTTTTTATTACATCTTGTTCCGTTTCATCTACTGATTTCATAACTAATATTGTTTTCAATATACTATTAGTCTTATAGTTAACAATAGCACTAAAAGTTCTCGAACACCTACGTGATATATTCTCCTCCATTATTCTAAAAACATTAATTTATCGATTTATACCAGAAATACTCCCGGCACAATCACCGGGAGCATTTGTTATCCAACAACCAATTTACCTCAATCTCCGTACGTTTTATCCCATCAGCCGGAGCACTAATCAGTGGAAACGTTACTAACACCTTCAAACAAATATTGGGGCAGCAACAAGACTCGAACTTGTGACAAAAGGCCTGCCGCACGTATCATCACGTATGCACACCTTCGTTCTACCACCTGAGCTATACTGCCAGATATTCGTGCCGCGCGCACGTTTATGCTGCTAAAATACCACTTATTGCGCTAATAAATACTACAAATCAACCACTTATACAAGTATCGTAATCGTATCAATCACCAAAAGTCCTATACTATCCCCCTATAAATATTTATTTAAACGCTAAAAAAGGTATCTTAAAAAGAAACATCATACCCAAAACACACCCAAAAACAAAGCAAAAAAGTATGCCCAACTTTTTGTAAAGTAAACAATATGTACATAAAAGTATGCCCAACTCGGTATGCCCAACAGTATGCCCAACTCATTTTTAACACACCGCAAACCAATAATACAGCGACCTATCTTTATTCATTCACCAGCTTTTCATTTCCTCAATACCCCTTCCCTCTAAACACTTCAAATAGTATACCTTTTTTCAATAAACACTTCTATATATTACTTATTTGGAATATCTTTGCAAAAGAAACTTCCAAATATTAACGATATGACTAAAGTAATCCATGTACATCTCATTTTTGAGAAGAAAGACTATTATTTCGGCAGCATCAGTGCCATCTATACCGTCCTAAACGATGCCCAAATAGGCATCAAACAAAGTTCCCTGCTCCATGCCGGTCTCACCGATGGAGGCGTCAAAATAACCCAGAGAGCCATTATCCGGCAATCTCACCTTATCCGCAGTACTCAAGAGTAATGGTATCGCTATACACAGAAAAAGGGCTGAACTGCGCCTCAAAAAGCGTCAATTCAGCCCTCCTTTTACTTCAATGTAACATTTGACCGTTTAAAAACCTCTCAAAAGCCCTTTTATGTAAGAACCAAGTAATCCAAAAGTAACAAATCGTTTTGTTATTGCCGACAACTCTCAATTAGCTCCAATCCCTCTATCCATCGGCGTTTCAGTATCATTTGCACCCCACATACTTTACATACAAAGTGATTTACCCCCCATACTCAGGTCGCGGTGACCGCAAAGCCGGGAACCGGGATAATCCTTCAGCAGCAGCAACACAAGCACATGCAGGGAGTGCTTTTGGAAAAGGGTGCGTGTATCGGCAGGGCGACCGCACTCGTCAAGACCGCCTTCGTAACAGACACCGATGCTACCTGCATTCCAACCCCGGACATGGGCACCAGGCAGGGACAAGGGACGCAGGGACTTGATGTCACCGTTCTTGCGGATATAAAAATGATAACCTGCGCCGGAG